TTAGCAGACGTTGAATCCGAAGCAGCAGGATCATCAGGTAACAACACTGGTACCACCAACTTTGAATCACTAGATAGAATTGTATCAAGTGGTGCAGAGGAGACAGCATTAGGTGGCTCACACACAAGCTATTACGATCCATGGGCAGCAAACGCAACCATTGATAGAGATAGTGGTACAGACTTTGACTGTACAGTTGAGAGTGCATCAGGCACAATTGGTACAAATGGCGTTTTGACCGATGATACCTTAAGAACTTTCCTTAGAAAGATTCGTATCGCAGCAGGTAAAGATCCTAATGTATTTTTGGGATCTCACGAAGTATATTCCGAAATCCAAGGCTTATACATGCCTTCAGTCCGTATTCCAAACCCATACGGTGAAGCATTAGTACAAGTTGACGTAAATGGAATTCAAACCTTCCGAGGCACAGGTGTCGGAATTCACGTAGATTCAATCTATGGAATCCCATTCATTCCAAGTAAGGATGCTCCATCAAACTCTGGTGACTCATCAGAAATTGGTAGACTATTCGCATTTGACACAAGTGACAGTGAGGGCTACGGATATCCAAGAATCGGAATTCAAATCGCAATTCCTACTGAGTATTACGAAGCTACAAGACGTTCACCAGCTTATCCATTTGTTAATAACGCATTCGTTGAGAAAGGCGTTTTCAGAACAATGGGTGAAACTGTTTGTCGTCACTTCAAGAGTCAAGGTAAGATTAGAGATATTAAACTTTAGGCAACTAAAGTGGGGATCTTGTAATCTATAAAACCCCTTTTTTTTTAAACATTTAAATAAGGCTGACTGCATCACATTTTATGGAATTTTATAGTGATAAAAAAACATGGGATTTACACTATAAAGATTGGAATAATATTATATCTAATATAAAAGATGACACAGAGTATAATAGATATAGGAGAAAAATAATCCAAAATCTTATTAACATATACGAAAGTAACAAATAAGCAATCTTTATATAAGAATAGATAACATATTTTGTAATGGCAATTACAATCAGTACATCCGATTGGACAGCAGCTAATGTTAGAAAGACATTATCTTTCAACGCAGCATTAGTTTCAAAATTGCGAATATATAGTATCAAAGTTACCTTCGGTAGTGGTGATAACTATGTAACAGGAGGAGTGTCGGCTGACCTCAAAGAGAACAGAATTTCCACACTCGTTGCTGTAATACCAACATATTCAACTTGTTTACAGGAAGTAAGATATGACAAAGACAACGAGAAAATCCAACTATATAACGTAGGTGGAGGAGCAGAAGCCAAATTTGTTGAAGTAACAAATACCAGCTCAACTTGTGCATCTAAAATATTCGAGTTTCTAGTCATAGGCTACTAGAGTCCAAAAAGTCTTCTTTTTTTTCTTTTTTTTCACAAAGTTTATATATAATACTTAATCACTGATTGTATGGTCGAATTAAACCACAATGTTATATCATTTAATGCTGATACAACTATAAAAGGTAGTCATGGTGTAGTAGTAGCTGTCTTTTGTAGTAAAAAAGGTTCAAGTGGAGCAAAATGTGTCCTTAAAAATGGTGGTGCTAGTGGAACAACAGAATTCACTATTTTTGGTGAAATAGAGGGTAATTACCAAGATATTAATAGAAGATTTGAAGATGGTATTTACGCAGATATAACAGGTTCAGCAGAATGGACAGTTGTGTTTAAGTAAATTTAAATACAAAGTTAAATTACTATTATTATGGCTACAACTTACTGTACAGTTGAGGATGTATCTGATTTTCTCAGGGTTCCCATTAATTCTAATACTACTCCTAATAAAGCACAGGTTGAAAAAATCATCAACCGAAAAGAATCAGAAATAGAGAGAAGAATAGGTCATGCATGGAGATCAAAAAAAGTTACAAGAGAAGTTCATGATTTACCTTTACTATATACATTTGGTTGGGGTACTCCATTGTTTTTACAACATAGAAACATTTATGAATTAGATTCAAGTTCTGGTGATAAAATAGAGATTTGGCAAGGAGCATCATCATCTTGGGAAAATATTCTAGGTAATAATCAATGGTATGATATAGAATATGAGTATGGTAGATTATACTTGAGAGGTTTTATATTTTCAATTTTAAGAAAAAACAGATGCAGAGTTACATACAGATATGGTGGAGAAAACTTTGCTGGTGATACAGAAATACCAGATGATATCAAAGATGCAGTAATTAAAATGACAGCAGTTGATATATTAACAACTAGTCTAAGAATGGATAGATTACCTGTAGGTGGTAATACATTAAGCTGGTCTGAAATGATATCTGCTTGGAAGGAAGACATTGAACATTGTATTATAAATCGCAGAGAAGTATTTGTGATACCATAAATGTTTGGATTTATTAAAAATGCTATAAAAAAAGTAGCAGACCAAATAACAGAGGTATTTAATGATATTGTAGAAGGTGACAGAGATGGAAACGAGATAGAAGTTGAAGCAGAATCAGAGGAAGAAATAAAAGAATGGCTTGAGGAAATTGGAGCTGAAGAAGATCCAGATGTAGATGATGGAAATCAGTTTTTCACTCATAGATGTAGATATGAATACCAAATAGCAAATCACTATCATGGAGGAGGAGGAAATAGATCATGTACAATATGTATAGAATTTGATAAAGCATATTCATACGGTAGTTATGTTGAAATAACTTATGATAAATTTGAAAATGGAGAAACACTATGGGCTGGAGATGGAGATGAACATTTATTGAATTCATGGTTCTCACAAATGGACGATACACAGAAAGAATATGTTTTAAGTAGTGCAGAAAATAGAGAAGATATTAAAGTAGACACTCACAGGTCTATAGCTCCTTATATGATAGATGATGAGACTGGTGATGGTGAATGTAAATGCTGGTTAAAATTTATCTCTCATAGAATAGACGGAATAACAGAATGGGAAGGTAAATAATATATACTAAGAAGAATGTAATAATTTATGTCTCTAACATATGATGCAGTTGAAGACCTTAAAGTACTTTTGAAGGATAATTGGACATATGGTCAATTACCTGTTATTGAAGTAGTATGGAAGGTAAAATCTGTAGGATTTGTGGATGATAGGAGAGACAAGATAGTGATAATACCAAAGAATGAGAAGATTGATTATTTCAGTTTATATGGAACTGATTTTTTACATACGTTACCTATATCAGTAGAAGTTAGGTCATATGGAGAACAGGATAAGACATCAGAGGTTGTTAATGAAGTTTTAAGGATTTTGAAGGCTAATTTGAGAAGAACAGGATTTGTTGACCTACAGGTCATAAGGTCTGTGTCTGCAAATGATGAATATAGGAATATGTTCAGACATGTAGTTGTATGCCAATATAGGCAACATTATAACTTGGCATGAGCAAAATCTTTATATCTAAACACAGTAAGGGTTTATTATGGCAATAACTACTGGCTCGTATGGTACGCTAAAATATGCTTGGGAAGAGACTTATGCTAATCTTTATAGCACTGGTAACCAACAAACACCAAATAAGAAATTTGGTATTCAAGACAAAGTTTCATCATGGACTATAGGAAATAATAGAATTGACCTAGCAGAACTAAATCAGACAGAACTAGCTAACTATGCATACGGAACACAGACTGGTAGCCTAAGTGTTGATTTTGTATTAGCTAACCCATGGATATTAAGAGCATTTTATGGAGAACCATCGGTTGTAACAGGTTCACCAAATGTATGGACTTGGCAAAAATCAGGAACAAAGACAAAAGATGTATCAACATTTACTACTGAAATAGGAATAGACATTCCATCAACATCAAATGATATTAGGAGAACATTAAAAGGATGTATGATGAGATCGCTTACAATTAACGCATCAATTGGTGGAACAGTTGACTGTTCTGCTGACATTGCATATGCAGAGGAAGATGCTCCATCTACAAGTGGAGTAGCAGTTGCAACTGAACCAACAGTTGAATTCCCATATACATTTGCACACGCAACTATCAAACAAAATAACGTGACATTAGGAAAGGTACAAGACTTGAGCATTACATTTGCACAAAACTCTGACTTCTTATACGGATTAGGTTCACACCAAGCAGTTGACAGTTTCAGACGTGTATTCGATATTACTGGTTCATTCAAAATCTCATTACAAGATAAGACTAACTTAGAAGTTGTTCTAGACCAAATAGCAAAAGGAACAGCAGGTACATATGCAGAAACATTAGATTCATCAGCACCATATTTAGAAATTAAATTCCTAAAGGATGCAAACGAAGAGATAAAACTAACATTAACAGGAATATCTCTAACAGACCTAGGTATATCTGGATTAGAACCAGTAGAACCTATATTTGAGGATGTTACATGGAGAGCAAAATCATGTATATGCACAGCCGAGAATAACCAAACAACAGAAGAGTAAACACTTATATTGGTGAATAAAAAACATTTTCTGTGGTATTAAAATCATTTACTATAAAATATGAAGGTAAAGATGAAATAATAGAATATGAAGACGACTTAACTTTTGGTGAGATGGAGTCAATAATTAATTCATCAATTGATCTTACAGATGTAACAAAACCCAAAGTTAATTTACCAGAATATAGAACAAAAGTACTATTAAGTACAATAAAAAAGGCTCCGTTTAAAACAGGAGATGTTGTCGCATTAAGAAATTTAAAATCTAGTGTTGTCAATCAGGTGCTTGGAGGGGTACTCAAAGACTACCCTTTATCGAAGTATTTGGAGCAGTGGATGGTAAGCTTCGTAGGAAACGAGGATTTCGAGATACAGCAGAGTTCTACTACTTCTTCGCCAAAGAGTTCGGCTGGGCGAAAGAAACGGTAGACAGACAATCTGCTCAATATTTAGCTAGTTTAATCAAGGTTCATAAACATGTTCAGGCTCTTAATGAAAGAGAAACACGCTTGACAGGTATGCGTAATCCTCGAAAACTTTAATACTATAATCGTTTGGTGTATTATATATGGCTAGAAATTATAAAGTAAAGATGGAGTTGGAAGTTGATTCCAAATCCATGAATAAATTGAAACAACTGTTCAAAGATATGGACATGAAATGGAATAGAGATACTCTAAAGGAAGCAAAAACAATGTCTGACCAGATGAGGGAGTTGAATAAAACATTAGCAAAGTTAAGAGTAGACTTATCTAAGATTAAAAGCTTTGGAGGTAGTAGTAAGGGTGATGAGAAAAACCTAGAAGACCTATTAAAAGAAGTTAAAACATTGAATGATAATACAATGA